GTGTTGCTAGTGTCATCCGATTAAAGCCTCAACATCTATGTAAGCGCCAAGCATTCCAATAATTCTGTTTTGAATAGTTCTTCCAAGTATGTATGGTTGTGGAACAAAATCTAATCCTTGTTGTACTGAACCTGCACTTGTGCGTGCTTTAAATACATCTAATGAGACTGTTAAAACAGCTGATTCAACTGGTGCAACATCTGCATATTGTGAAAGGCCATTTACTGTTGCAAGGCCATTAGGAATTATATTTCTCCACTCATGTTCAGTTGCACCTGCTGTTGTAATTTTAAAAGTAAAATCATCAACAATTTCAGATACTGTTCTTGATCCATTGTGACCAGTAACACCGGAAATGACAACTACTTGTGTTGCGTAAAGTTTGTGTGGTTTGGTTGAATGCAAAACTGTTGAAGTTGCACTCTCTGTGTAATGTTTGTCAATTGGTGCATTCCATTGAACTAAAAGATTGCCGACAACTGATTCGGCTGTGTCAATGATTTCGGTTAAGACGGCATCACTGTAAAGGGTTGATGAAACACCATTTAATGCAGCTCTTAATTCTGCTGGTGTAATGATTTCTGCCATGTCTTACCTTTCGTGTGGTGTTACCTGGCAGGACAGGGGTCTAACCTGCCAGGCAACTCTTATGGTCGCTAATTAAGCAACGATTTTAACTGCACGGAATGCAGTTGGGTATTTAGCACATGCTGCTACATAGCCGTAGATACCAATTTCTACTTCGCCTGTTGAAACAACATTTGAGCGTAATTGGAATGCACTTGACTTGTACATGGTTGCTGCATCTGATGGATAAACAACGCCAGCATAGTTTGCGCCAGTGTTGATGTTTGGATCAACAACTAATTGCAATCCTGCAATTGTTCCTGCTGTTGAACCTTGTGTCATTAGACCTGCTGCGTTTTGTGGAGCTGCTGCTGCGAATAGTGGTCTTTGTGAACCATCTACTGCTGCTAACAATGCACCAAAGTCAGTTGTGTCTGCAAGGAATCTGTTAGGAGTCTTGCGTACAACTGCGTATGAATCTGAGATTGCTTTTGCTGTTGCAGCATAAATTGTTGCACCAGATGAATCAGCAGAACCTGCGTTGCAAATGTTGTATGCATACAAATCTGCTTTTTGTGCCCAGGATGCAGCCAACTCGCGTAGGAGCACATCTAGGTAGGCAGGATCAGATCTGTCAAGCAGTTCAACAGATACTTTGTTTGCGCCAGCAATTTTAACAACATCAATTTCTTTTGAAGTGATTGTTGTATCGGTTGAATCAAATTCAACTGCTTCAGCTGTTTGAGCTGCTGTGGCTTGTACGCCTAGCACTGGGCGATAGAACTTCATGCCTGATGCTGGTAGTACACCTTGTTCGATTGAATCAGCGAATGGCATTGAGTTATCAATGATTCCGATTAGATCGCGTAGGTAGGTTGGTGGTACAACACCGATGTTTTCGGTTGTTGTTGCTGCATCAATTGCTGCGACTAAATCGCGTGCATCTGAGTTGCCTCTTGATGCATTGAATTGTGCTTTCATGTATTCGCCAGCAGTAACGTTGATGTTAACGCGTGGCTTTGCATAAGCAACTGGTGCTTGTACTGCTTTAGAGGCTTCCACTGCAACTTCTGGCGCAGCTTCGACCACTGGAGTTACTTCTTCTGGATTTGCCATTGAAGTGACCTCGCTTTCGGTTTGGTTTGTTTGTTCATCACTTGCGCTATTTGCAGTGACTTCTGTTTCGTCTGCTTTTTGAGCAGCGACATCTGTAATTTGTGCATCAGCAAATGCTGGTGTATCTACAACAGATACTTCAACAATTGATGCTCTTGTAACATAAACTTGATTTTCTTTGTTTTCGTATTCGTCAATTGATGCACCGATTGACAATCCGGATTTTAATCCATCTTGTGCTAATGCAAGGATGTCATCGCCTGCACTTGTGCGTGCAACTTTAAATTTGCCAATAATGCCCATAGGTGTGACTTCGTGACTAATCATTCTGCCACGCACTTTGTTCATGTCATGATCTTCAAACAATTTAACATCATTACCTAATTGCAATGATCCTTGTTCAAATACAACTTCACCCATGTTTGTAAATCCGGGTTTGCCAAAAGGAACTATGATTCCTGTGATTTCTCTTTTGGATGTTGATGCTGTTAATATGTCGCTGTTAAATTTAATTTCCATTATCTCACCAGGTCTTCTTCCTCGCGTGCCTCGTCAACTGTGAGTACTCCCAGAGGAATAAGTTTGGAGTACACATCTGCTCTTTCTAATGGATTACCTCGCAAGAAGTCATCCAAGTCATATTCAACATATTGTGTTGAAACAGTCACATCATCCATTGACAATCTTTGTTCAATTGCTGTCAATAATGGTCGAAGTGAGAAATCAAGTAATGCTCTGCGTTCAGCTGTAACGTTTGAGTAAGTCATTGAATTTGTTGCTGCATCAAGATAGTATGCCGGGATATTCATCAATCTGGCCACCTCTTTTGCGAGGTACTCTCTGGCTTCCGTCAACTGGAGATCAGCTGCATTAAATCCAACTGATTGCATGTCAACATTGTCTGAAAGGAATGCTGTGCCTTTTGTTTGGCGTGCTTGTTTCCAAGCATTAAGAATTGCTGTTGCTTTATTTGAATCCATTGGAACATTTGCTTTTAACACAACACTTGGTGTTGGTGTTTCAGCATAATTGAACACTGCTCTTTCAAGAGCTGCTGCTGTTCTTAATGTTCTGCCACCACGATTCAAAACACCATCTGGATCAATGCCAGTAAATTGAATTAGTGAGCCGATGCCGTTGTCTGGAAGTCTTTGTGCTTCAAGTTGGTAACCGATAACAATTTCACCGGTTGAATCAAGTACTTGTGAAACTCTTGGTGCGTCAATCCATCTGATTTGTGATGGTCGGCCTGTTGCTGGATCAATTTCTTTAATTTGCCAATATGCAACACCATGAAACAAAAGATTTTCAGCAGTCATTCCGTAGACAACTGCAGTTGGCATATTCTTATCCGGATTTGAAATAATTGATGGAGTTGGTTCAACTCTTGATTTATCTAATTTTCTTTTGACATGTAATTCTAAAGAAGCTGCTGTGCCGACAATAATGTTTCGACCTCTTGCACATGCTGGAACACTTAGGGCTTCTCTTCTTGTTACAAATGTTGATGAAACGCCATCAAAGCCAGGAGCCCAAACTGAAAGTGGTTTATCCGGGAATGTGTAAGGTGCAATTGCAGCTGTAACTTGTGGTTTAAAGTATTTTGAGTAAATTCCCATAGTCCTTGATTATCTCATAGAAGTTAATACAATCATACACTGTCCGAGATGTGGGCGTGTTAATTTAAGAGACTAAAATACCAAATTCATTTGAACTACTGCGCTCTGTTGCTTTATGAATTGCTAGCACCATTGCAATTGCTGCAACGGCATCTTTTCTTCTTGAGATGTACCAGCCACCTGATTCAGTTGTCCTTTTGACACATGCATTGACAGAGGCAGTCAGTTCCGGCTGACCTGCATGGGTGATGCGCGCCCCTGCCATTGCACCTAGGGTTTCATCGCAAGCCTGATAATACTTTGAGCCTGCAATGATTTCTGCATTAACGCTCGCCAAGCGTAATTTTGCAGCTACCGAGTCGCCACTAAATTTGTTTAATAATATCGATTCAGTTTGATATTTTTTTGACCATTGTGCTATTCGGTCTGCGATTCTTAAATCGTCAATTGGTTCTGTTGAATCTTCCATGTCCATCAAGCCAAGTCCTACTGATCCGTCATCAAGTATTTGTGATCCGACTATTGCAAAGGATGTTCTATCTGGTGCAATTTCAACACCAATCCAAGTTGGTCTATCGGCTGTGAGTTTAAGGTCGGTTTGTTGGCACGCATTCCAATGTCCAGGACTCCAAGGTGATGCAAATGTTGCAACCCACTGGCAAAGCATCTCAGTTTGAATTACAACTGGATCATCATTCATTCTGGCTTGTAGCACATTTTCAGTAATTGTGTGACCAAGTGCCGGGTTGGCTTGAACCCATCCTTTGCGATCAGCAAGTTTTAATCCAGGTTCAGCACTCCACTCATAGTAGGCAATGTCGTCATCTGTGTTGTTTTCAATTTTGTTCATCGCTCTTTGGCGAATTTGATTAAGTAAAACTGAGTGAATATCACCAGCATTTGATGTCAGATACATCTGAGGGTTCTTGGCAGCTTGCATCGTGTAAGCAAGAGCTGCAAAAGCATCAGTTGTTTTGTGCATTCTGGCTTCGTCTATGTAAATTGTGTTTGCTGAAAGGCCTCTTGCGCTTCCAGGTGTTGCAGCAATGATTTTGTATCTACAACCATTTAACAATTCGATTTCTTCACGACCATTAGCCCTGGTTATGGCTTTAACTTTTCTTTGTAACCAATCTTGTGAATCAATCATTTCAATAACTGATCTAAATGTTTCCAAAGCAATATCACGATTCTGTGCAGCTGCTAGTTGTAGTTTTTCATCCCAAAGAAATAACCCGGCAAGAATCCTAAATTTAAGAAGTGTCGTTTTACCATTTTGACGGCTGATTAGCAAAGCAACTGTGCGTGCTAGCCATTCACCATCATCTTTAACTTTGCAAGCATCATTGATGACATATTTTTGCCAAGGCATCAAAGGCATGCCTATTGCATCAGCTAGATCAATGACTTCCTGGCCTCTAGTTGGGTTTGTCGTTTGAAAGGTCGAGATTCGAGGAGTGGGTGATCCGACCAGCTTTGATGATGTCAATTGGGTTCACCTCTTCAACAACACTTGGCTTATCGTTGCGCCCAAACAATGTGAGGCCGTACTTGTCCATCAACTTTGTAAGTTCAGCGCCCCACTTAACAATCATTGGATCACTTTGATTTGAATTATCCATAAGACCTGCATAAGTCATCATCATTGCAACGCCACCCAAATCTGCTTCTGTAATCCAACCATTCTCTTGAGCAAAATCAATTGATCGTGAAAGAGCTGGAAGTATTCTTTGATTATCTGGTTTCATCCGGTTTGTTTCTCCTCAAATATAGGTGCTTCAAAGACCCCAAAATCCCTCGGGGAAAAAGAGATTAAGGAGTGTGTGCGTGTTATTCCCTCACCAAAAAAATCATTTTTCTTTTTGATTTTGGTGTACTTCTCTGCGTATTTTTTCTCTGCAAATTGTTTTGCATCACGATCTTTCTTTCCATAGTTACAT